ATCTTCTCCCTTAACAATTTTGTCGGACTGTGAAGAACGGAAGAATGCTGCCGGATCTCGACCATGTTGAATCCTGCCCGGTCGAGCTTCTGAACCGTGGATAATGCGTTCCATCTGTCGTAACCGATCGCCTGGATCTGGACTCCGAACCGTTCCGGAATACTCAGGATGAAGTCTTCCACAACGGCATAGTCAATCACCCGGTCTCCGCAAGCTATAACGTGATCCGTTCTGCAGAGCTCTCGATAGTTCACCTTCTCGTTGACGGACTTCTCCTCTATTGAATCAGCAGGAATGAACGCCCAGCTGTCTGCCAGTACGTTCCCATCCTCGTCAACCGATACCATTGACACCGAGGTGTTGTCGTCTGTTTGTGATAAGTCTAAACCGAGATAGACCACTCTTCCCTTCCAGTCGATCTGCGCAGCTCTGCACTTCTGGACATCAGCCACATCAATGTAGGTTTCCGTGCCGGCGCCCTGATAGATGATATTGCAGTGCTTGCAGACGAAGTTCTCCCTGGCTGACTCCACCGCGATGGCGTATGCGCGTTTCTTGATCAGATCCTCCCAGATCTCCGGGATCTCTAAAGCCACCGGATTAGCCTGTTGCAGGATCAGATCATCGCTTTCCCATCCCCGCGTCTGATCAGGCTCATACAAAAGCGAGAATCTCGTTTCGTCATTCTCAAGGCCGTCCAGCACTCGCTTAGAATATCTCACTTCATCCTCGAAAGGATTGTCGATTGTTGGATATTTCGTGGAGATGATGAAGCCCAGCTTGTTCAGGATGTTCAATTGTCCCGACCTCATCGCTTCGATGGGATAGCTTACCGGTAAAGCTCCGACCTCGTCTGCAATAAAAGCATTCGGCAGCCGTCCGTCCATCCTGCTGGTCGAATAACTCAGTGGAATGTACTGCGTCTGTGTAGGGATGAACTGGATGTAATCTCTTAAAATCTTGAACCGCTTCTTGTCGTGGAACTCATAGATTGCCGGCGAGGATCTGACTGTCTCGGCGACCGCCTCCCGGATCTCCTTTGATAAAGCGTAATCAGGAGCAACCGAGTAGAACTTCGAGAACTTCGGTTCGGTCAGAAAGAGCAGAATGAAGATGGTCGCACATGTATAGCTCTTGAAGTTCTTCCGAGAGAGCTCCAGAACGCCGGTTTCGTACCTTCTCCGGTCGGGATTATCCCTGTAAACGGTGCAGAGTGTCGCCGTATAGAACAGCCACTGATATCCCACCGTACATTCATACAATGTCTGGCCGGCTTTCAATCCTTTCGGCATGATCAGCAGCTTCAAAATATTTTCGATCTGCTTCAGCTTGCTTTCAGACACGATGTACTTCTCATCCCTGCCCTCGCAGACCTTCATCCAGGCTTCCATCTGCTTCTTAACGTAAGAAGGCGTACTATCTCGACCGATAGACGCCTTGCAGTACTCATACGCTCTATTCATTTTCCTCACCGTTGATCATCTGCATCAGCGGATCTTCGTCATCGCCCGATTCAGCCACCGCAAAGTTCTTGATGATCCGGATCAGCGTTGCCACCGTCTTGTTCGCCGAGTCCGTTGTCCGGTTAAACTCCGCAATCGCCGGGTGAGCCGTCTTGTTCGGTGAATTCTTCACATAAGTCTTCTCCACGAACAGTCCCTCGGACTCCATGATGCGCTCCAGCTCGTCAATGATCTTCAATTGCGTCTGATACCGCTTGAATGTCGTGATAAAGAAGTAGTTTCCCTGAACTCCAGACTCTTCGGCGATCCGAATGATCTCGGCAGCCTGCTGTTTTAGTGTCAATTTACCCATTTCGTTTTCCTTTTATCTCATTTCAGTTGGTTTTAAATGGTTTGATTCAAAAAAATCGTCTGTTGCAGGGGATTTTTTCCAAAATCACGGGATTCTGACCCTTCTGCGTTCGGGAGTGGGCGTGTGATTACGAAGCGATTTTATTTTTTCTTTCCTCAGACGCCGGGGGAGGTTCTTTCCCTTTCCTCCGCCAGCTTTCTTAAGGTTTCCTTGCTTATCTCTCCACGTTCTGCTTTTTCATGGCAGCTTCCGCAGAGAGTTACCAGATTAAACGGATTAAATGCTTGCTCTGGATCTTCCTTGATAGGTGTGATGTGATGCACCTCAAGCCCTTCGTGATTATATTCTCCGTTGCTTTTACATACCTCGCAGAGCCAGTGTGCGTCTTCTCTGATCCTCAGGCTTAATTTATGCCATGCTGTAGTATTCCTAGTCTGGTATGCTTCGTCTATCCTTGGTGCGTATATCCTTGGAGTGCAGTCTATATTGATGTCGTGCACTCTTCCGCACTTTGAACAGGCCTTATATCTCTTCATAGTCTTCCAGATCTTCGATGTACCGTGTCATCCATCTGTTGAGTTCGTCAAGGACTTCTCCGGCAATTTCCGCTCTAATCTCACAGTATCTGTCGTTTTCGTTGTAGAGGTTGCCGATGTATGTCTCTCTGAAGTCCCAGTCGATCTCTTCTTTGAGCCTCTCAAGCTCTTCGAGCGTTGTCATATCTTTCTACGGCTTCGGCATCGCCAGCGCCGATCTGATATTCGAGGAGCTGTAATTCCAACCATGAATAAATGTCCTCGATGACTTCGTTCGCTATTTGCTGTTTAAGCTGGTCAATGATGCTGTCCTCGTCATCCGTTTCATATGCATAATAGAGCTGGAAGTCGGAGAGCAGCTGCTTCATGCCGCTGATGTAGGTCTGATGCTCAGGAGTCAGATCCTCCAAGCGATAGCCTTCCTGTTCAACGATTTCTCTATAGTTCATCACTTCACCCGGATCTTATCTCCCACATGGATCAGGCTGGCGTTCTCAATCTGAGGATTGAGTTTTTTCAATTGCGCCAGTGTCATCCCATGAGCCTTTGCGATCTTCGTCATGTTGTCGCCTTTTACAACGATGTAATACTCTTCGGTACTCGGTGCCGGCTTCGGCGTGGTGTAATCGATATACTTCAGCTTGCCGTGGTCTGTCCATGTTCTGTTATGATACCCTTTCTTCGTGCCCAGGTTCGCCACCGCTGTGATCTGAACCTTGTTGTCCCACGCCGGTGTACATTCTACGGCCAGTCCGTCACCGATGTAGATCCCGACATGGCCTTTCTTGTGAAGAACCTCTCCCGGAACGATGCCCTTGAAGTTTGTGCTCACTCCGCTGCAGTATTTCATGATCCCATCAGATCCCATGTCCGGCACACCGTTCGCGCAATACTTCGCGCCTCCGTAGGTTGCGTTCTTGTCGCCCTTCCAGCCCCACAGGATACCCTTGATCAGACATACACAGTCGAATCCGAACGTATCCGCGCTGGCTGACAGGATCATCTTCTTCCTTGTCGCTGACGCGTTGTAGGCCTGATTCTGAGTGTATCTCGCTTTTGCTTTTGCGGTCATCGGAGCTCCGAAGCAGCCGAGGACATACAGCGTCTTATACTTCGTTGCGATCTCTTTTGCTTTTGCTACGATCTCACTCGCTTTCATCATCTTCGTCTTCCTCCAGATACACATCGTAGGTGTCGCAGATCGGCTCTACCCACGGTTCTTCTTTGAACTCAGGATTCTTCTTCTCCATCTTCGTCCTCCTCAATTACCGGAAAGGTTTCCGGTCTGTCTTCTCCGAATACGTTCTTAATTCCGGAGAAAAGTCCGCACGCTGAAAGTCCTTCAGCCAGGCCGATGTTGATCCCTGCGACTGCTCCGTAATTCAGCGCTAATCCATAAAGGCATACGCCGGAAATCAGTCCCAGCACGACATCCACGATCGGGATCAGCCTTTTCGGACACCCGATCCGCTTGATGATCTCCGCAAGACCGCAAATTAACGCAACCTGGGCAACCGGACTATAAAGATAATTCATAAGGTCTTCCATTATCGTTTAATCCTCCCTATACATGCCAGAATAATCAAAGTCAGGCATATGATGATCGTTATTGTGACTCCTGTTGACATTTTCCCTCCTTATTCTTTCTCCTTGTCACTATTTTATCATGCAAGGACTTATTTTCCGTCAAACAAAGGCAGCATATGCCTCCGCCTGATCTCGATCTCCTCCATTAAGACTGTTCCCTTTAATGCCGGCATCCTCCGGGAATAGAAGTCGCCGAGGAAGAAGTCCTGAAGACTCCTCCGCTCGGCTTGACGCTTTTTCTCTATTCTTTTCAGTCGTGATATATATCCCTGTTCCGTTTCTGACGGCATATGTGGAGAGTC